ACCTGTATTTGGATTAGAACCTCTTATTTGAGTATACCAAGAACATTCAAGTCCCTTACAATCTGATTGAATTAGGGGGCAAAAGTTTCCAGGTTTAATTTGAGCCATAATTAAGTCAAAATAGTAATTGTATTATAACATATTTAGTTTAATGAGCAAATTATAGTATCTACATATTGAACTGCTAAATTTAACGAATATGCCCTAGTTTCATTCATAGATGCAGATCCACTAAATGGGTGAGTATGAGACCCACCTCCAGAATTTTCATTCATTCCACCAGTTCCACTTGTTCCAGAAACAAGAAAAGAACCACCAAAACTAAATGGAGTTGCACCAGAACCTCCAAGTCCTCCTGTTAATCCTACGTGAGTATGATCTGGTAATTGTGATAATGCTAACGTAGTATTACCAACATTTTGAACTGTAGTGGGTGCTAATCCAACTGGAAATGTACTGTTAACATTTACAGAAAAGTTACCAGTCGTTGAGGATAATACCGTTGTAAAATTTACTGCACCACCAGATCCACCACCAGTCCCAGAAACAACTCTTAGTGCTTTATTATTTTGGGTAGAAAGTCTTGTCCATCCTGTAGGTGCAGTTGCTTGATAAAATACCTTTATAGTCCCAGCAGGATATATCCAGTAAAAACTATTAATAGAATTTGCTGTATCTGCAATGTTAAATAAAATTCCAGTAGAAGTTAGTCTTGCCATATCAATCAAAAGAGCAGAGAATAACGTCAATATATTGTAGTCTTAAATCAACAGAACCACTACCAGTTGCAGTAAAATTTATATTACCACTAAACGGGTGATTATGTGATCCACCAGTGCCTCCAGGAGACACAACACCTCCAGTATTATTTGAACCACTTACCAAGAAATTAGATCCTCCACTTGAAGCACTTCCACTTCCACCAGTTAAAGAATTGTGAGTATGATTTGGTATTTGTGAAGTTGTTAGTGTTGTATCTCCAACAGTGCCCGTAACAGGAACATTTGCACTAAAACTAACACTCACTGGAGAAGTGCTACTTGGAAATACTGTACTAAAAGACAGTCCACCAGCACCAGATACTCCACCAAATCCAAAGTCACCACCAGTTCCAGACACGACTCTTAGTGCTTTATCATTATGAGTAGTAGATTTTGTCCATCCAGTAGGTGCTGCCGCTTGGAAGAATACCGATACTGTTCCTTGTGCCAAAACTCCATACTTTGAATTTAATGAAGTTCCATCATCAAAAGTTAAACCAGTAGCGGTTAATGTTGCTGCCATCTTACAATAATATTTCTTTTATTTACTTATTTATCCTTTATCCAAAATCCATCCACAGTCATAGTCCAACCTTCTGCAACCATTTCATCATAAGTCATAGAAGGAAGTTTCTTCATAATAAAAGAACCATCGCCATTATCAACCCACTCAATATTATCTCCTGCTTTTAAATTAGCAGCATCAAGCAAATCATCGGGGAGACTAATAAAGTATTCTTCATGTACTTTTTCAACTTCCAAAATCCAAGTCTTTTTAGGATCTTTTGCCATAACTTTATTAAAATCAGATTCTTTAACTTCTTGCCAACCAAGAAATTCTCTTTCTCTAATAGTCTCTCCTTTATCAGGAGATTCATAAATTTTTGCCATGATTACTTGTAAATGAAAGGATCTTCTTTGCTAAGTTGTTTAGCTAATTTTTTGCTTTTTTGATTTTCAAGATATTCTACAAATAAATTGTATATCTTTCTAATATATTTAATCATAACTTCAAAAATTTGTAAATGTTTTGTGCGGTTAATTTATTAGATTTTATGCCAGGATGACTCATATCTCTAGCATAATCATCTGGTATTGGTTTATGCAAATCACAACCTAATAATTTTGATGTTGTTGGAAAAAAAGAGAATTCATAATATTGAGTCTTTCCTTCCCACAAATTCCTAATTAACTCAACATTTATAAGATTAAATGGAACCAAATGATCTACAAATTTACTATTATTTTCACAATCAAGTTTTAACTCTACGCGATTTCTTTGATACATCAAATATCTTGTAATACCTGGCATACCATAAATCACACATTTTGGAGTTCCATATTTTTTATAAAGCATTAATGAATTATGTAAAGCAAACTGTATTGATGAACCTCCCATTCCCAAATTAATTACAGGTATTTCATAAAGTTCTTCCAAAAATGCAGGTATTGTATGAGAATCATCTATACCAGTTCCAAAAATATACGAACAACCAAAAATAACTATTGAATTTGACCAATTGATATCATTAAACTCTTTGGTTCTATATCCATGAGAATTTAAAGTATATTTTACTTTATTTTTTCGATAGTACCAGTCGGGAGATTGGAGTTGTAAATTTAACTGATATTTATCGCAATCATCAGAACCAAAAAAATCCCAACTACCACATATATCAAATTTATCACCATTTTTTATGGATTGTCCAAAATTTTGAACTGTTGTATTTGGTAGTGGAATAAACTCTTGATTATTGATTGAACGTATTATATTTGGATTGACCTTCACTGATCTTTAAGATATTGCTTCTTTGCTTTTTTAAGTTCTTTCAGTTCTGATTTAATCTCTTTATATGCTGTTTGAGCATCAATTTTATCACCCATTTCAAGAGCACAAATAATATCAACTCTTGTTCCAAAATGCGCTAATGCTTTTTCAAAATCATCCAATTCGTACATTACTTATCTCCCAATGTATATTGCTTCATATTATATATTGGTGGGCAGTGAGCATCAATTTGTGCTTGAAGACGGTTCTCCATTTCATACAAAGAGTTTGTAGTCTCTATATTTTCTATTTCTAACCTCTTAATATCCTCAAGTGCTCCTTTATATTTTTGTTCAAGATATTCCACCCGTGTCTCTAAAGATTGAATTAAATCAAGTAAAGTAAATTTACTTCCAATAAAACCATCAGCACAATCTACGATTACTTTCTTTTCTTTGTCGGATACAAAGAACCAGTTAATAAAGTTTTTAATGTTCACAATACACCTACCGATTTTAAATAACGTCGATATGCAGCAAATCTACCTAAAGATGGTTGTCCAATAACATTTAATTGGTGACAAATTTCACAATAACATAACCACTCATACCAAGGTGTTGTTGGATCTAACACATGATATGGATATTCTTTAGAGTTTTCCACCTACTTCACCTTCATAAGTTCTGGTCTCAGTCCAACCTTCCTGCCGTCCTTTAAGATAAAAACGGGTTGCTTGAATACACGACTGCTCAGTGAGAGAGGTGATAAGTCCATTACCTTCTTCGTCTGTGGAATACCAAAGTCCATACTTTTTTTGATCTACGTAAAAACATCCGTCAATTAACTTTTTATCTTCTGTCATTTTTTCACAGGTTTTGGTTTTAGAGTTTTATTTTCATTTACTTGTTTTACCGTATTATGAAGTTGCTTTAATGCTTCAATAGTCTCTGGAGTCTCTTCCCAACTCCAGTCATTTGAATTTGTGTCAGAAAATGTACGGATTGCCATGTCCTCTATAGCATCTGGTGTAATGATAACACATTATCAAGCAACTTGCAATCCTAATCCTTGTATTATTCTTCCCGCTATAATTTTATTTGTTAATTTTCCTTGATGGGCAACATAAGACCCTGATTTTTGTTTTACTAAATCACGAGCAGAATCTATTTGATTTACATATTCACAATTTAATATTTTAGCAGTATCATAAAATAAACTTAAATCAAAATAATTAGTCTTATTTTTCCAAAATTCTTGGAAAGTCATCGCATTTAACTTTAAATGTGTGATTGCATTATTCTTATCAATATTCCAATAATAACCAATTTTAAATCTATCATAATTCCAATTTCCACAATGCATCACGCGATCTTCAGTATAATATGGAAGTCTATATGGAGAAGTCCAAACACTAACAACTGCCTTTGGAGTTGGATATGACTCATTTAACAATATAGAATTATGTAAAGTGAATAAAGAGGACGACCCA